ATGCACCTCGTCCGCCTGCGCGGGGTCGACGTGATCTCGATGCTGCGCCACGCCGGGCTCATTTCGCGCGAGCAGGAAACCGCATTGTTGCGCGCAACTGGGTTCCTTTCGTCCGAGCCGGCGGCGGCGTCCACCGAGACGGTCGTGGCGGAAACCGTGAAGTCGGACGAGATGGTGAGGGGCGAAGCGTCGGCCGACGTAGGGCTGGACCCCGTGAAGTATGGAATGCCCGTGTCGAACTCCCACGACTACAAGGTAATCCAAGCATTCGTTATTAAGACGTGGGGTTTGAAGTGGCGGGACGTCACGGTGAGCACCATGAGGGACACCGGTTTCAAGGATGCGGAATTTAGAAAACTGATTTCCCCATTCCCAGACCGCACCAAATGGCGACGTGCGCTAGGCCTCAGGAAGAAGGACTGAGCACGGCCGCCCGCCCATCCGCCCGCCCGCTCCGCCCATCCGCCCGCCCGATCCGCCCAGCGCGGAAATCGAAAAGTTGTGAGACCGTCTGAATGCAAGGTTCAGACGATGCTGCTTTTAATCATCGACGAGGAAGAGGGGCACGAGGAGCCACCGCCGTCGGATGCCGACGCGGCTTCAACACCTCCGTCGCCGCCGCCCCCGCGTAGACCGGTACCGCGTTCCAAATCGGTCGGCCGCCGCAAGTTAGCGCTCGATCTTCATAAGGCCCGGTATCTCAGCGCCTCCGACTTTGCCCGTTACGCTGGAATGGGACGCTCAACCGTTTGGAGGTTGATGCGGAGCGGACGGTTACGGTTCGTTCGAATTTCCCCAACGTTGGTCCGCATTCCTATCACCGAGATCACACGCTTGGGCAGGCAGCCCGTTGGCAAGCTCGCGGAGAAGCCCGCGGAATGAGACAGCGGGCTCGCGCACCGCCACCGGCGCGAGGCTCGGAAATGTGAGGGTGGTGAAGGGGGAGCTGGGTTCTCGTTAAAAGGTTTTCGAATCCTACGAGACCCAGCCCCGACGGCAACAGAAAGGAGATTTCGATGTTGCCCAGCCCCGATCATGTACTGACCCACCGGACGACCGTCAAGACGGCGGACACGTCCACCAAGCCTTCCGAGGCAGTCGAGGCGGCACTTCTCGCCGTCGCGCTGTACAACGGCAGGCTCACCGCGGCGCAGTGCTGCAGGCTCGCCTACGCGAACCCGGCCTACTTCGCCAAGGTAAACGCCATGGGCGCCCGCGAGCGCGAGCAGCTCTCCACCGGCGAGCTTAAGCTCACGGACTTCAACGGCAAGCACACCAACGGCCACAACGGCCATGCCAACGGCAAGAACGGGCACTCGACCGAGAGCCTGGTCGATCACCTGAGGCGCGCCAGTGCGGCCGAGTTGGCGGAGGCCGGTCGCGAGATCGGCGTCGGTCTGATCTTCGACACTATGATCGTTCCGATCCTCAACAGCACCGAGTAGCTGACTGAGGGCGCCACCCCGGCGCCGACCGTGACCGCGGCCGGCGTCGGGTTTTTCTCTAGCTGATTTCTCGTTTGTCAATTTGCCCCATCAAGATCAGAGCCGAGTGCCATGAGCCGTGGCGGACGCGCATCGCGAGAGAAAGGCAACAGAGGCGAGCGCGCCGTCGTTCGCTTCTTGCAGGACCGCGGCTTCGCTGCCGAGAGAGTGCCTCTTTCCGGCTCCGCGCGCGGCCGCTTCGGCGGCGATGTGAGCATTCCGCTGCTCGGGGCCGACCGCCGCGTCGAGGTGAAGTGCCGCGGCGACGGCTTCCGCCAGCTCTATGACTGGCTTGAGGGGCACGATTTCCTGATCGTTCGCGCCGACCGCCGCGAGCCCCTCGTCGTCATCCCGATGAAGCTTGCCGCTGAAATCGCCATGGCCGCGGAACGCGCGACCAAGGGAGGCGCACCATGAGGATCATCGGCGCCGACGAAAGGCTCAACGAGCCCCGCGGTGTGAAAATCCTGCTCATCGGCCCGACCGGTGTAGGCAAGACCTCGCAGCTGCGCGCGCTCGACCCGTCCCGCGTGCTGTTCCTCGACGGCGAGGCCGGCGATCTGAGCGTGCAGGATGTCCCGGTCGACACCCTCCGCATCGACGACTGGGCGACGGCGCGCAACATCGCGGTCCGCATCGGCGGGCCAAATTCGTCGTTCGCGCCGACCAGTTGCTATTCCGAAGCGCACTTCAAAGCGGTCGGGGGAACGCTCGAAAACCTCGACAAATACGACCTCATCTTCGTCGACTCCATCACGGCGATCTCCAGATTGTCTTTCCGCTGGGCCGAGCAGCAGCCGGAGGCGCGCTCCGAGCGCACCGGCGCGAAGGACCTGCGCGGCGCCTACGGGCTGCACGGGCGCGAGATGCTGATGTGGCTGCATCAGCTCCAACACGTGCGCAGCAAGAACGTGGTGTTCGTCGGCATCCTCGAAAAAGTCAGCGACGACTTCGGCCGCTTCGTCGAATACCGCATTCAGATGGAGGGCGCGAAGGTCCCGCGCGAGATCGGCGCCATCGTCGACGAAGTCATCGTGATGGAATTCCTCGATTTCGGCAAAGAGCCGACGCGCGGCTTCGTCTGCCGCCCCGACAACCCGTGGAAATTTCCGGCGAAGGATCGCTCCGGAAAGCTCGATCAGACCGAGCCGCCGCACCTCGGCAAACTGATCGCCAAAATCCTCAATCGCGGCAATTCCACCCCCGAGACATAGGAGGGGCCCATGCCCTTCGACTACTCACAGACGGCCGACCCCAAGGACTTCTCTCAACCCATTCCCGACGGCACCCTCGCCACGGTGCTGATGCGCATCCGCCCCGGCGGAGTCGGCGAGGGCAACCTGCTCAAGCGCACGACGAGCGGCGAAGCCGAGATGCTCGACTGCGAATTCGTCCTCGTCGACGGCGAGCACGCCAAGCGCAAGTTCTGGGACACCTTCATCCTCGAAGGCACGACCGACGGCCAGAAGGAGATGGCGAGGACCAACCGCGGGCGCTTGAAGAAGATTCTTGAGAGCGCGCGCGGCATCAAGAAGGACCTGCCGGCGGAGCAGGCGCGCGCGCTCTATCAGGCCGACCTCAAGGACTTCGACAACCTCGTGTTCATCGCCCGGATCGGCATGAAAAAGGGCGAGGCCAAGAAGGACGGTAGCGGTAGCTGGCCGGACAAGAATTTCTTGGCGGCCGCGATCAGCCCCGATTCCCGGGACTGGCACCCGGTCGAGCAGCCGCCTCCGTTCAATGGTGGCGGCGCGGCCACAGCGCCAGCGAGCACCGCGACGACGGACGCTCCGTCCGCGGGCGCCGCGCCCATCCAGCCGCCGAAGTGGGCGAGCTAGACCATGAGGAAGGTCCGCACCATCGGAGTGGTCTCGGAGACCACCCTTGAGGACGAATGGCAGCGGCGCGCCACTGCCGCCGCCATCGAGGCCGCGCGGGGGGTCGTCAAGCTCGACGGCCCCATTCCGCCCGGCACGCCGATCGGACGGCTGGCCGATACCGAGTGGGGCTGGGTTCTCGCCGCGATGCTGTTCGCCTGGATCAGCAAGCGCGCCGAACAGGCGACCTGTGAACAGCTCGACACCGAGCAGTGCATTCGCCTGACTGCGCTCGATCCCGAGCCGTGGGACGCCGGCGCGGTGGCGGCAATCCTGCCCGAGCTCGCGAGCACAGGCTTCGACTGGTCACAGCCGATCACAGCCTGGCCGAAGGACACGATGGTCGAGTTCTTGCTCACCGCCATGCGGCTCATTCGCAAGGCGACGATCGCGCGCGACCTCAGCGACAAGGGCATCAGCCGTCAGTCGAACGCAAGTGTGATCGCGCGCCAGACGAACGCCGCGGCGGGGGGCCCGCTGATGACGCCCGACGAGTGGAACGACGAAATCGGTATCTGACCAAGGGCGGCGGAGGGTGTGATGACTGCAGATGTCGTGAAGCTGCCCCCGGCCGATCCGATCTTCGCGCTGGCACCGGAGCTAAAGCTGCATCAGTCCGAGATCGACGGCGCGCTTGTGGTCAACAGCCGCGAGGTCGCGCGCGTGTTCTTTCGTGACGACCATCAGCAACTACTACGTCACATCATGTGGAGCATCTGGAATGAACCGATGCGGCCGAACTATCACGACGAATTCCGCCAGTGCCCGGATGGCACCGTTGACATCACATCGGACGGCTTGGTGTCGGCAACCTGCCATTGGGGATTCGAATACAAGGAAACCGAGCGCCATCGCGAATTCTTTTTTGCTTCGGCCGGCTTGATCCTCGCGCAGATGCGGGAAATCGAAGCCAAGACTGGCATCAATCCCATGCACGAAGCGATAAAGAAATTCTTTCCCGGCGTGCGCACAGGCTATGTGACGTCCGATGGCGAGTTCGAACGCTGTTGCGACGAGTGTCGTTTGCCCGAAGAGGCCGGGCCGATACTGCCCGATGAGCTGTGGGCAACCATCGCAAGGCTGGACGAGCTTCTGTGTCTCGCCTGCACGGAGAAGCGGCTCGGCCGTCAACTGACGCAGCGCGATCTGATTATTTGCAGCTACAACGCGGGCTGGATTTCTTTTGATGGGGCGGACGTTGTGGCGATGCAGTTCGCGCGCGGGCGGCAGCTGCTTCCATCGAACGAGGGCGCGTCATGACCGATGCACGCATGAAACTCAAATACGAAAAGGGGCCTTGGGTCGACGGCTACAGTTACGAGGACGAATTCATCCACGTCGAAGATACCTACTTCGACGAGCCCGAAGAGGCCGAGCAATTCGCCCGCGATTTGTTGCAGGTCGCCACTGAATGGCGAGCCAAGATCAAAGCGCGCGGGCGGAAGGTGCGCAGGGAGTTATTCCGGGAGTGAGGCGATGTACGACTACTACGAGCCCAAGCTGGCGGACGAGCCGATCAACGTCGCGCTCAACGAGGCAATCGAGCGCGCCGCGGCCGGAAAGGCAGAGCTGCCGCATCCGTACCTGGGCGCTTCGATCGTCGGCTCAGACTGCTTGCGCCGCGTGCAATATGACTGGTGGTGCAAGCCGGAAATCAGCGCCCGCACGCGCGCGATCTTCGCCCGCGGACATTACTTCGAGGCCCGCGCCCGTGAGCAGCTAGTCGCCGCGGGCTTTACATTCGCGCCGCCCCAAGCGCTCGAATTCAAGGCTGTGAACGGAGATTTACGTGGTCATGCTGATGGCATCGCCATCGCGGGCCCCAACCCGCTCGGCAGCGCCTACGTCAACTATCCGTTTATCTGGGAATGCAAGGCGCTCAACTCGAAGAACTATCGCGCGCTCGCGCGCAACGGACTCGAGAAAGAATTCCCCCGCTACGCTGCGCAGATTTCGCTCTATCAGGCGTACCTGAACCTCCACAATCCGGTGCTGTTCAGCGCGATCAACGCAGACACGTGCGAGCAGTTGCACTTCTGGGTGCCGTTCGACGCCGAGCGCGCGCAGCTCTGGAGCGACCGCGCCGCCAACATCATCGCGGCGACGCGCGCCGGTGAGCTGCTACCGCGCGCCTACAAGGATCCGGACAAGTTCCCCTGCAAGATGTGCCCCCATGTGACGCGGTGCTGGGGGCAGTCATGAGACAAGACCTAATCGGCTTTGACATTGACCTCGTCGGCTTTGACTGCACCGACGAAATCGATCCCTACGGTTGGGATTCTGACCGTCCGTGGTCCTGTCCGTTCAAGCCTGGTTGTGGCGCTAAGACCCTCCGCGAATGCGCTGCCGCGAAGCAGCGCGCCAAAGTTCTTCCGCGACCAGAGAGGGCGCAATGAGCGTGCGCCCGAAAACTCCGACAACTCTGGAGCAAAGGATCGCCATGACCATCCGGTTGCTGGCGTCGGATAGAGACGGCGAGATCATCGCCGCCGTGCACGCGCTCAGGCGAACACTGGCGTCCGCCGGCACCGATCTCAATGGCCTAGCCCGCGGCATCGAGAACCTGGGCAAGGGCACTTCAATCTCGAACGAAGAGCGCAAGAAGATTTGGGACACGGCCGTGCAGCATACCGAAAACCGGCTGCACGGGGCAGACGAGTTCATCGACTCCAGCGGTAAGCCGACCTGGCAATCGGTCGCGCTGTTCTGCCAGCGCAACAAGCAGCGGCTCGCCCCCAAGCACCACGAATTCATCGACAAGGTCGCGTCGCAAGTCCCGTGGGATCGCGAGCCGACCGAACGCATGCACAAATATTTGTTTTCACTGTTCCTCCAACTCGGTGGGAAAATCATATGACCGCGCAGGTAGACGAGGCGACCGTCCGTCAGTTCATCGAGATCATCAGCGCACACGTGCAGCAGGTCATCAACGGCACCGGCCCGAAGGGTGTCCTGCAGTTGAGCCGGCTCAATCCGCTCGACGAGCGGCTCGTCCCCAGCCGGTTCACACTCGACGACGTCGAGAACATGGTGCGCACCGCGGTCGGCGACGCCCTCGCCGGCCACAACGTCTATATCGAGGCGCGCACCGTGCGCGACGGCCTGCACGGCGCGCAGCGCGGCGGGCTCGAGGACACGGCTTGGGTCTGGGGCCTCGTCGTCGACTGCGACGCCGACAAGGGTAAGGGCGGCAACGTGACGGTTAGGCCGAGCCTCGTGGTCGAGACCTCACCCGGCAATTTTCACCTCTGGTATCTGTTCACGCGCGCGATCCCGGCCGACCAGGCCAGGGTGATCGGCGATGCAATCCGCGCAAGCGCGGGCGCCGACCAGGACACCGGTGTGATCACGCAGTGCTATCGCGTGGCCGGTACGCCCAATTTCCCCTCGGCCGCAAAACAGGCGCGCGGACGCGTCACCGTCGAGGCGACACGGATTACCGAGCAGACCGGGAGGCACTGGGATCCGGATGAGCTGCTGAGGGCGTTCTCGACGTGTTCTACGACCGCGTCCGCGGCCGGCGCATCGACGCCGAGCGGCGCACCGGTCGACGCCGAGGCGACGCTCCCCGAAGAGCTGGCCAAGAGCATCCGTGAGGGCGGCGTCGGTACGACCAACGACAAGAGCCGTTCGGCGCTGTTCCAGAGCGTGATCGACCAGCTTAAGCGCCGGCACTGGACGATCGACGACATCGTGGCCCTGTTCGAGAAATACCCGAGCGGCGTCGGCGCCAAGTACGGCAAGAAGCGCCTGCGCAAGGAGGTCGCACGCTCTTACGGCAAGGCCATGGGTGGCGCGCAATCGATCCCGGCGGGTGGGACGCCTGGGACGGCTGGGACGGGGTTATCGGGTGGTGCGACGCCTGCCGCGGCCGCGCCGCAAGCCGCGGGCCCTGGGCCCGGTGCAGCGCCAGGCGCCGCGCCCAGCGCCGCGCGCGCGCCACACGTCCTGCCCACCATCCGCCTCGTCGACGGCCAGCTCCCGCGCACGGTCGAGGCGACCGAGCGCGCAATGGTCTCCGCCGGCATGGAGATCTATTCGCGCGCCGGCGCGCTCGTGTTTCCGGTCAAAGAGACCAGGGTGGCGGCCAAAGGACGTAAGACCGTCACGGCCCGATTGAGCACATTCAGCGCGGATTCCTTCATCGAACCGGTGGCCGAGGCCGCGATCTATCAGCGCTGGAGTGTGCGGCGGAACGCCTGGGTCGATATCGATCCGCCGCTCCAGCTTGTACGCATGGTGCTATCGCGCGAGCGGCGCTGGGCCTTCCCGCAGGTGAGCGGCATCATCACCACTCCGACGTTGCGCCCCGATGGTTCGTTGCTCGCAGCGCCCGGGTACGATCCGCGCTCGGAGCTTTACTTGCTCCCCAGCCTGCAGCTGCCGCCGATCGCCGCGCATCCAACCCAGCAAGACGCCCTGGTGGGGCTCGAAAAGCTCAAGCATCTATTCCGCGAGTTCTCATTCCAGGACAAAGACGGGAAGGGCTTGGAGCGGCGGCTCAACTGCTCGGTCGCAATCTCCGGACTACTGACCACACTGCTACGTGGATCGCTGCCGACCTCTCCCGTCTATCTCATACGCGCCAGCGTCGCGGGAACCGGCAAGAGCTATCTCGTGGATGTGATCAGCGTGATCACCACCGGGCAGTTCTGTCCGGTCATCACCACCTCGAAGAGCGCCGAGGAGACCGAAAAGCGTATCGGCTCGATCCTGCTCAGCGGGATCCCGATCGTGTCGCTCGACAACTGCATTCACGACCTTGGCGGCGAACTGCTCTGCCAGCTGACCGAGCGTCCGGTGATCCGCATCCGCATTCTTGGCCGCAGCGAGATGCCCCCGTGTGAATGCCACACGGCCGTATTCGCAACCGGCAATAACATTGTCTTCAAGGGCGACATGGTCCGCCGTGGGCTGGTTTGCAATCTTGAGGCACTCGACGAGCGCCCAGAGCTGCGGGAGTTCGAGGCGGACGCGCTCGATGTCGTCGCCGCCGACCGCGGCCCCTATGTCGCCGCCGCGCTCACGGTCGTGCGCGCCTATATTACTGCCGGCTCGCCGAAGGTCTGCCCGTCGCTCGGTAGCTATTCGGCCTGGTCGGACATGGTGCGTAGCCCGCTGGTCTGGCTGGGCGAGCCGGATCCAGTGATCAGCATGGAGGGTCTCCGCAACGAAGACGTGGAGCTCGCCGATATCCGCGAATTCTTCAGCCTCTGGTTGGA